TCTTTCGGAATATCAGGAATCTCAGGTGTTTTAGGTTCTGGGATATTAGCATTATTTACAGGCTTCTCTTGTTTTTGCTCTACAATTTCAATTTTTTTCCTGTCATAATTTATTGGAACGAAAGACGGTATCTTGCCTTCTGGACAACTATAAAACGCTCCATTTGTATCATCTTCGATTATTTGTGTATTTTTTATACTTGCATCTCTATGAGTTTTGACGCACCCAGGTAAATCTATATTCGGTAAAGGTACATTCAGATTTGGCAATGGAGTGGAGATATAAGTATTAACATTGATCTGTGGGATCTCTGGTATTTTTATCTCACGAATCTCCATCTTCTACATCTCCGATAGAAATAGACCAACCATCTTCTCCAAATGTTCCTTTTTCTATAATTTTTGGCTTTTTTACTTTTTTATCCATTTCTTCATGGTACTTTTTTATATCATTATCTAGCTCTAAATTAAATTTTTGCATACGCATCCAAGTAATTAATTTATCTATGTAGTATTTAACTAACTTTTTTAAAAATCCAAATATCATTAATCGAAAGCATCTCTTCTTCTGTAGACTTCTACATACGAGTCGCATTTGGGACAGCTAAGATTCGTAACCATTGAATACTCTTGATATAGTACAGGTTGAAAATCTTCTTCAATATCTGCGTCTCCACCCCAGATAAGTTCAGTATTACAGTGCCAACAGTTCATTTTTTAGTAGGAAAAGGAATAGATGGGCCAGACATATCAGGCATTGTTTTATCTAACACTTTGGGCATTAATGTTTGCACATTTCCCATAATCTCATTCATAACTTTTGTTTTGAATTGATCTGATGTTACATATTTGTATGCAAAGTACGTTCCACCACTCATGGAAGCTACCATAAGAAAA